GCCAGATATTGCGTGCCGGTACGCCGCCTAGTGGTGGTGGCTCTGGTACGGTGTTTATCCGTATTAGGCAGAATGTACTTGAGGGTAAAGACCATGAGACCTGCTGGCAGGAGTGGTCAGTAGAGCTATTAACTGATCCGCATGATGAGGATGCCTGGTATTACGCTAACCCGTCACTAGGCTATCACCTGATGGTAGCAGCGGTCCGTACAGAAGCCCATGACATGGCTATTGACTCATTCAATAAGATGCGCCTGGGATGGATTGCCGGTAAGGAAAGCAAACGCGCCATCAGTGATGAAGATTGGCAAGCTACAAAGGTAGAGCAGGTGAAGCTGGAAGATAGCCCACGTTTAGTGTATTGCGTTAAATTTGCACCTGACGGCAGTGCTATGAGCTTAGGGGTAGGTGTCTACATGCCTAATGGTATACCACATGTAGAGCTGGTTGAGCGTAAGCCAATGAGCGCAGGCACTACATGGATCACTAACTGGCTATTTGACCGGTCTAAGCTCAGGTGGCGCAAATGCGCAAAGATTATCATTGATGGTCAGGCAGGCTCACAGCTGCTTGTAGAAGAGCTTATACGCACTGACAAGCGCATTACTAAGAAAATACTCACTCCTAACGTAAAACAGGCAGGAGCGGCTTACAGTGGCTTCCAGACAGCCGTAGAGAAGCATGAGCTAACCCATTATGACCAGCCAGCGCTAAATGGCTCTATAAAGACCGCAAAAAAGCGCTCAATAGGCAAGGATGGTATGTTTGGCTATGCCACGCTCAATCCTGATTTTCAAATTGATCCTACTGAGTGCGCTGCATTCTGCCATTATGGTGCTATTAACTTTGCTAAAAACTACAAATCCGGTGGTGGTACTACCCAGAGGGTTATGATATAGTGCAATCAAGCTATCAGGGAAGTAAGACACCCTTTTAGCCCAGAACTCCAATTCGCCAAAAAATAACCGCCGTAGTCTTAGGACAGCAGGCGGTTTTTGGTATCATAGAGCTATGGAAAATGAGCCAAACATAGAAAACGTACACTACATTGATGAGTACCCACATTTGGAAGAGAAGCTTAGGCTACAACGCCTAGCACGCCCGGCGGTCCGCCAGGCGCTACAAGACATGACTAGGATTATCAAATTTGAGCTACCAGAACAGCCTGACGGCATTGCCTAGTAGATATAGACAAACTCACTAGGGCTAGCATCACGGTAGGTAACTTTGCCCCAGTGTGGTGCATTCATCTCACTGATGCGGATAGTGCCATTGTCATTTATGCCCTCTACATACACCACATGCCCTAATGCGCCGCGTGTAGTAGTGCCTACCGCGCCTTTGGCTGGTGTTGATCCTACTGCCATACCCATAGCGGAAGCACGGGCATACCAGGTATTAGCATTACCCAGACCATTAGGCAGGGATGCGCCCCGGCGGTTTTTGACGTACCAGGTACAATAACCGTAAGAGTAGGTATTACCACCACCAAAATTGCCAGAAGTGGCTTGTGGGGTAGGTGTAGCTACATTAGGAGTGACAGCAGGCAGGCTTACTGCCGCAGGTATCTCACGCTCAAGCTTTTCATCTGCCAGTGGGATAGTGATTTTATCACCCACATGGATTAAGTCAGGGTTAGTAAGCTGGGTGTTTTTAGCCCATAGGCGTTGCCAGGTGACATTATGAGCCGTGCCAATCTTAGTGAGATTGTCACCATCTACAACCGTATAAACTACCGGCTCTGATTTAACCGGCTCTTTTGGCTCTTCTTTGACTGGTGGTTTTGTATCTTCTTTTTGTGGTAGCTGTATCTGTGGTGTGTTTGATCTCTGGTAATTCAAGTTTAGTATTGATCCAATATCATTGTTTTGATTAAAGAATATTGGATTTGCCGCAGCCGTTGCAGGTGGTGTGACCATAAAAGTTGCTGTGACTGCTGATGTTAATATTAGAGTTTTCATAACGCTTGAGCCTGAAGATAAGGACAATGGCGCGGCTCTGATTTATTACTCCCATAAAGTTAATGACAATATTGAGTTTATCACGCTCATACTTTACAGTGTCAAGCTTACAGGGGTGCAGGGTATTGACAAATAAAGCCCTCTGTGATAACATAGTAATGTTATGAAACATTTAACAAACATCATCAAAAATAAATATTATCGCTTCCAGCCTGGTGAATTCCTGCCAATCTATTCAGGTGGTGAGCTTATCAATAAACGTGAATTCCATGCCTACCGTATTAAGTGGATCATCCGCAACCGTAGTGCATTCTTTTACCAGCTGACTCATACACGCGGCTAATTCCTGACATCTGTTAATTCACTGCTTTTACATACTATATAGAAATGTTTATAAAAAACATTTTTAGATACTATATAGAAGCAGCATAAGTTACTCTGGTTTTCAACATGTATTCCACAGAAAAAGGCTAGTTTTGCACAAGCGACTTGGCATTGCATTTTGTTTAATGCTATAGTTTGAAAGACACAAAGAATTGGAGGGTACTAATGGCTTATAGTGTTACAGACCAAAGAAAACAGACAATGCTACAGAGGTTAGGGGATGCAGCGCAGCTCATAGACGATCAGCGCTTTCTACCGTTTTACCGTAGTATTCAGATTAAACTAGAAAAAATGGGAAAGCCCGAAGAGTGGGGCAAAATGATTGAAGCTGCACTGGCGGCAGATCACCCAAGTAAGTATTTTGCTAAGCTATGCAAACTGGTAAAAGACGGCAAGTACATATTTGTTGAAAAGGTAAAAGAGGTCCATGACAACATAACTGCATGGCTAGATGATAAGCTGGTAAAATTTGGCTTTGGTAAGTATCACCCCTATTGGCGGCGCAAAGCTAAGGAATTTGTAAATGTGAATGGGCAGGCTGGCTTTGTAGAGCTGCTTGAATATGCTGATCGCAAGGGCATAAATCAAAAGCAGATGGCTGCAGCCATTAAAAACTGCAAACCACCGCGCAAATATTACAAAGAAAATGTCATTGGCGGCGCAGTGTAATGGCTAAGGGTGGACTTGTATTTACCAAAGACAACGAATACTACACCCCAAAGAGCGTGATTGATTATTTTGGTAGTTTTGACTATGATCCAGCAACGGTAGCTGAAAAAGCCGCTGAGTTTGGCATACCGCATTTTGACACCATAGAGAATTACTAGGGTAACCATTAAGAATTGGAGGGAAAATGGGACTGAGGGAAATATTAAATCGTAAGCGCACGCCGCAGCCAGTAGAGTTGCCGCCGATCATGCAAGCGCAAGACCCAGTGAATTATGACACTGTCTTGGACTGGCTGCTTGGACTCAGCGACAAAGACTATAAGGTGATGCTGGAAGTGGTAGATGTTTACCGTAGTGCAAACAAAACCACCGCCAAATTGCTTAAGGTCAAAGACCAGCCTACAACACAGCTCATTGAGCCAAAGCCTACAGATGATGAGGTAGAGCAGCAACTAGATACATTGCTAGAGACTCACCCAGACGATCTGAAAGCAGCCATTGAAGCTGAGCAACCTGTAAAAGAAAAAAAGAAAACTCAAGCGCCAGGCAAAGGAAAATAGCCATGATTACGCGAATAAAAAATTTGTTCAATAAGTGGCAGCAGTACCGCCGCCGCCAGGCATTCTTACATGCCCACTTGGACAAGCTAACCGATCCTACATTTTTGGACAGGGCAACAAAAGAATGAAATACACTGATGTATTCAAGAAGCCACTCAGCCGCCAAGATGTCACAATGGCAACCAGGCTGGCTGTCCGTGAAAAAAACGCTAACACATCGCTATTGGTCCGCCGCTTAAAGTGGGGCTATGGCAAAGCATTAGCAACCGCCATGCTTTTAGATGATGCAGGCGTTACCAGCCCGATGATGCGCGGTAAGCGACACATAATACTAAAAGATGAGTCCGCAGCTGTGAATGCAGCACTTAGACAGCTCAGAAAGGGCAGGAAGTGAGTATTAAGATGTCACAGCTAGTAGGCAAAGTCATGCGTAAAAACGCAGAAGTAATAATAATTTTCAGAGTAGGAGGTAAATACTACCCTGCAACAGAAGAGAATAGCCAGGCATTTGAGACTTACCTACATACCGGTGATCCTAAATACCTGGATGAATTAACTAATGAGGTGACGGAGTTTTAATATGGCAGACAAGCCACTATTAACCCCAGAAGTAAACACCAGAGCCGTAGAGCATTTGGGCTATGAGATAGATCAGAGGGCATTAACCCTAATATCTTACTTACTGCCAGAAGTGATGCTTAACGGTCCTGCTACCGTCATTCCTAACACGGTACTGACTGATGATGATAAATTTTGGCTTAAACGCTGGAATGCTGAAAAGCTAATCAAATGGTCAGCACCACATATCAAATTTAGCCGTAGGTTTTATGTGTCAGTATGTGAGATTTTATGGCATTCATACATTAAGGAGGATCAATAATATGGATGCAGCAATACAGGCATTCTTAGTAACCATAGCCATTGTAGGCGGTATTTTAAGCCCACTGATCCTGATTGCTTTTATAAGCACTCTGGGTAAGACAATGGAAGCAGTAGCCGCACAGCTCAATAAATTTACCGCTGAGCTAAAGCGCAAGCCACCATTTGAAGATGTAGAGGTAAATGTAAATCCTGCCACTAATGTAATGACGGTCCGCATGCTTAAAAACGGTGAGATCATCTGGCAAGGTGCATCATCCCGGCGTGATATGGAAGTGGATAACATACTAACTTTTAAGCAGACTGAGGTGACTGACTAATGGATGGTAAATCACAAGCCTGGCGTGATGCCGCAGACAAGCTTTTAGAAGCCCTGGCGCGTGACAATCAGTACATTGTGTCTGATATGGTCCAAGTCTTTCTAGAAAGCGCTGGTTATGGCTTAGAAGACTACTCAGCATTGGGTGGTGTATTCAAGCGCGCAGCACAACGCGGCATCATTAAACGAATAGACAGACCTACAAAGCAGGCGCTCTGGGCAAGTCAGATATATGTGAGGTGCAACCATGCTGAGAGGTAAGAAGCAAGAGTTACCGCTAATTGGGCGTAAGGTCTATTTCAAAGAGACACGCACTAAAGGGCAACGCTGGTACATTGGCACTATTATTGGCGTAAGAGCAGTGGTCCGCACATCATCAAATATATTCGGTGGTGAGAAACAGCAGTGGAATGATAACGCGCTACTGATTGAGACATCAGATCGCAGAAAGGTATCAGTCTTTGAGCTTGATACATTTGAGGTAGACAGATGATTGATAGATTTTTAGCTTGGGTAGAGGGCATTAAATTTAGGTGGTACACCTGGCTGCAGAGCTGGGAAATGTGCCACAAAGAAAGTCAGGGCTACCGCTGCCAGCACCGCATTATGAGCAATGGCAGAAAGGAGTGTGGTGATGATTAAAATTGTGCAGTTTGCCAAAGAGCAAGGTATAGAGCTAACTGACAATCACCTGCAGGTCATAGCGATCATGGCAGGCGGCAAAGATGTAGTTTTCAAGCGTGACGAAAAAGCAGAAAACCGCGTTAGGCAAGAAGCTCTGACTGTAGCATTAGGGTATCTGCAGGACGGTCTGAAAGAGGCAGACCCAGAAAATTAATTAAGGCAAGTGTGAGGGGAGTTCTAACATGCCACAAGTAAAACCAGCAGAAATGATGCTGACTGAAAAGCCAAAAAACGATGGCTAAAAAACGCCATATCAAGAATGTCAAACACGCACTACGCAAAATGCGTAACCGCATTAGGCGGCGTGGTGACTTCTGGTATAGCAAAGAGTATATTTACAAGCAACGGCAAATCGGAAAGCGAGAAGCCAAAGAAGAGTAGCTGGCGGTAACGCGTGGTCTTGTTGCCACAAAAGCGTTCAATGGGAGTGATCCTAATGTAAAGCGTAATGCTGTCGCCAGTAACTACAGTGAGGTGTAGTTTAAGCCTGAAAGCGCTCTACGGGGCGCTTTTTGGTTTATATATAAATCTCTTTTCTAGTCCATAGCACTGGTCCAGTAGCTGTGCGGTGCGCTACACGCGGCTCTGGGCTTATTGCTTTGCCGTGACCAGGTAAAAGGCTATCAGTATCATCATCATGGTCTATAAGGCTAGGAATGCAGTAATAAACGGGCAATCCCTGCCTACAATAGAATTCACCAATCTTATTGTCATATTGCAGCTCAATGCCCTCTACAAAGTCCAGCATTGGCTTGATCTGATTACTAGGCAGTGCAATACCTACGCCCCAGAAAAGTGTATGATGCCTAAGCCACCATCCATCATGTGCTTTATTAACAGCAGCGGTGACGCGCCGTGCCAGTGGTCTAGCAGTGCCGGTATATAGGCTAATAAGCGTATCTTTTCTAAGCGCAGTAATAGCATTTACCAGATTGTCATAAAAATGAGGTGTTAATATGGCATCATCCTGTATCACTACATGCCAGTTACCTTTATTGATACCGGCTTGCAGCGCACGCTTGCCAGTATGCCACTCTTCATTAACCTTATCCCATGTGATAGAAGCTTTGGCAAAAGGGTACTGCTTAAGCTCTTTGAGTAGCGCATTTGCAGCCGCTTTACGCTTAGGATGTGCCATTACTGTAACTGTGATTTTCATACTGTTTTTGCCTTTTCTTTGTTATTTACCCTCTATTAGTTTTTTAAGCCGGTCATAGTCATCAGGATAGTCTATATCATCTGTTATATCATCAATGACGTAATATAGCGGTAAATCTTCCTGGTGATCCGCCATTTTGTTAATCGGCACTTCTGCAACGATCCTAGCCCACTCCCAGCCACCTATACGGTCCAGGGCTTTACCTTTGTAGAGGTGAATAAGCTGCCAGAGTTTATCAAATGCCATCTTATTATCAAAGTCATAAAAGCTGACCGCAAAACATTCACCCCAGGGCGTGCCGGTGATCTTACTAGCATTAGGGCGGCAAAACATGGTCCAGTGAGTCTTAGGATAATCAATAATCTGCTTAATGGCATCTTCACTAAAGTAGATATCACCATAGAGGATTACGGTGCGCCCATCTTCATTCCAAAGGTCACTAGAGCTTAGGAACTTATCAGCATCTGCATGATCTGCATAATTAGGCTCTATATGGTAATTATGGACATACTCTACTTTGTAGTCTTTTGATACCACATAAATATCACCGTAAGCCACATGATTAGCCCTGAGTAAATTTATTGTTCGGTACAAAATAGGCTCTTCACCAATAACCGCAAAATGCTTAGGTTTACCAGTATAGTTACCCCATCTAGTACCATTACCGCCTGCAATAATAATGTATTTAGTAGACATCACCCCTTGACCCCCATAAATGATCTGTTAATGCTTCATCTGCCCTGGCATGATAATTACCCTTTGAGTCATGCGGATAAAACACATAACTAGGCTGGATATTTATATTGTCAGGCTCTGTATCAATAATAACCTGTGTCAGTAGGGTAGCGCCCACTGTATTCCATCCTGGCTCAAGCTCAGTAAGCTTACCTAGCCTATCAATGGCTTCTGCTAATACTGGATGATGTTTTACTGCACCTAGTACACCGGTAGCCACTCTATACGGCTGGTCAAAGCTCTTATG